CTTCCCCCTCTATAACTCATGAACTATTAACATGCGCACGCGATCAAAGTCCAACTTACTGATAACTGATAATTTCAGTTTAAGTAATCGGTTCAGACAGGAATGGCGAAATGTGTCAAGCAATGCACTTGTAAATGCTTACTTGTTGCCAGCTTGGAACTATACTGTTCCTCTGACCTCCGATATCAGTACCATGGTAGACGATAATTCTCCTAGGAAAGTTAAATCCAAGGAGGTTATCCACTGGAGTAGGGTGCACCGCAAGGTACAATCCTACGAGGACATCCTCATTAGCGGTAATGATAAATTCATTACAACTGATTCAGTGGCTAATTCGTCACATTGGCGGGTCTGGGGTAACTATGGAGATATTTATCCAGAGAACATCCAGATCCAGTGGGACAAGACGGACGAAGCGTTGTTTCGTGACGCCAGAGATCGATTCTATAACTCCAATGACGTTGATTCGTTATTGAATGCTGTAGAAGCTCCGGACTTCGTCACGGGACTTAAGAGTCTTCACGATAATGTGAATGCTCCGCTTGTGAGTGGTAAGAAGGCCAAACTGCTACTTCGCAGCCGCAAGGCTGTTAAGTTTTTGTCTGGCGGCTTCCTCTACTACTCGTTCGGTATCGCACCGTTGATCAGCGACATTAAGAAAATGGCCTCAGCTACGAAGACTTATAGTCGTCGTTTGCAAAAGGCCATGGACAATGCCGGCAAGGAAGAATCCTTGCACGTTAGGTGTGGTGGCAAGTTTACTGGTCTTTTAACCAATGAACATGGCCTCCCCCTACCGGTTGGTTACGGGTTACCTGCTGACGGTACTTCACACTGGCATTCATCTATATAGATGACTACCAAATTTGTGAAAATAGTTACCGTTCGCGGAATACGTAGTCATAAGTATACCAGTCCTCTGTTTCAGAAGATGGATTACTTGGCTACGCGTTTCGGCTCTATTGGGCCGGCCAGCTTCGCTTGGGAGAAGATTCCTTACTCCTTCGTCGTAGACTGGTTTGTGGATATGTCTGACGTTTTCAATAAACTTGACAACTTCCTTACAGGGAGTCGAAAGAATATTGTTGACGTAACCGTTAGCGAAAAGTGGGGTTGCGCTGCTGGAGCTGTAAAGCATCCATTAGGCGGAACCTCCACCTCGTTTGACGGTACTCAGACCGCTGTTAATGAGTTAGAATACTACCACCGGAAGCCCCTCGACCCCGATTTTTCAATCGGGTTTGCGGGTAGATTCGGAAAACGGCAGATTGCACTCAGTGCAGCCTTGCTTGGCCAAAAAGCCGCGAGTCTTAAGTTAAAACGCTAGGACAGTTCAACACACATAAGATATGGACTCAAACCTCACCATCAGTACTCTAACCTTCAATCAGATTTATTCCGATAAAACGGGATCTCTCCGACGCGAAATCTCTCGTGGGGCATCTTTGCCCACGGAGCTCCTGATTAAACATCAGGACTACATTGACTCGGCAACGAAAGTTGCTGGTCGGCGTAGCCTCGTACGGTTCGACTACTATATGACGATGACCGACGGAGTTATCCGTCCGGTTAGCTTGTATGCTGTCTTCGCAGCCCCTAAGGATCCGCTTGTTACCGCCACAGTTTCGAATAATATCGAAG